TCCCCACCCTAAACAGATTTACAGTCTTTCCCCTGAAATATCCACACCTCTGGGACCTCTATAAGAAGGCTCAAATGAGCAATTGGACTGCGGAAGAGGTAGATCTCTCAAAGGATTTGGATGACTGGAAGACACTCAATGATAATGAGCAGAAATTCATAAAGTATATCCTGGCGTTTTTTGCTGGGTCCGATGGCATTGTTTTTGAGAATATCAATAACAATTTTGCTGATGAGGTGCAGATCAGTGAAGCGCGATCTTTCTATGCGTATCAGTGCCACAACGAGATGGTCCACGGGGAGACCTACTCCAAGTTGATTGATAAGTATATTAAGGATGGCGCTGAGAAGAAGCAACTCTTCGATGCTATCCAAACTGTACCATGTATTCAAAAGAAAGCAGATTGGGCTATGAAGTGGTTTGATACAAAGTCTCGTTCCTTTGCTGAACGCCTCTTCGCGTTTGCGTGTGTTGAGGGTATCTTCTTCTCTGGGTCTTTCTGCGCTATTTATTGGCTCAAGAAGCGGGGGCTCATGCCAGGTCTCTGCTTCTCAAACGAGCTCATCTCACGTGACGAGGGACTCCACCAAGAGTTTGCGGTGGAGTTGTTCAAGTTGTTGCGTAATAAACCAACGACTGCGACTATTCATTCTATTGTTAGGGAGGCTGTGGAGATTGAGAAAGGTTTCATCTTGGACGCCCTCCCCTGTAACCTCATCGGTATGAACTCCGAGAAGATGTCCGAGTATATTGAGTATGTCTCTGACAGACTTCTCAAACAGATTGGACAGCCTCCAATTTGGAATTCCAAGAATCCATTCGATTTTATGGAGAACATTAGCTTGGACGGGAAGACCAACTTCTTTGAGAAGCGGGTTGGGGACTATGGGAAGTTAGACGACGAGTCCATGGAGATTGGCTTCGATGAAGACTTTTAAAGACTAGAATTACATAGAATGTATATGGCGAACATTTTACAATCAGTTGTTGGCAGACCCGGACCACTGATTGTAGAATATCAAGGTCAAATGATTATCGAGAAGTGTTTTACAATTACCGATAAACATGTGGACAATTTATATGATCGAATTAAAAATTTAAATTACTCAAAAATTGAACAAACTAGCGATAGGTCTTTTATTTTAATTCAATAAAGATCTTCATTATTTATATCGAGAGCACCAAGTTCAACACCTGTATCAATAAATTCTGGATCCCGCATACCTGGTTCTGCAATGATATCGATCATGCGCTTTGGTGGAACAATGTAAGCATCTGGATCTATCTGTCGTTCTTCAACGATTTTTTCTTTAAGAGGAGCTACATCTTTTTTGACATTCATCATACCCCAAACAATGAGCATGAAAACAATAGAATGTACGAGAAGACCAATAGTTGATGGACAGCCAGTTGGTGTGGCAATTCGGGGTCCCAGAACTCGTCTAACGAGACGGAATGTTTCTGGATTAGCAATAATAAAAAATGTTAATGCAGAAATAAGGGAAGTAATGAACTTCTCCTGTTGTTTTCTACCATTACATCCACATCCACAATCTTTAAAGAGACCCATGATTATTTACTGTAAGTAAACAAAAAAAATGACTTAAAGTCAAGCCTCCTAGTAGATATATAATACCCTCTACAAATGTCGCTTGCTATCCAACGATCCTCTGATTTCTCTGCCTCCTCTGTGGGCTTCTCAAAACTCCGTAAGAATAAGAATGGCGGTAAGACCGTCTACTTGAACGGTGGCGACAACAAAAAACTCTACCTTCAACTTCCATTCATGCGTTCTCCATATGGTTTGAGCGCCTTTACTGATGAAGGCACTGGACGTACCACGTACTCCCTTGATCTCTCTTTTGACTCTGATAACGCCGAAGCGATGGAACTTCACGACAAGTTGAAGGAACTTGATGAACTCATCGTGAACACTGTCGCTCAGAACTCTAAGGAGTGGCTCGGTAAGGAGTTCAATGTCGCGGTGCTTCGTGAAGCGCTCTACAAGCCAATTGTTCGTCCAGGCAAGGAGCCATACCCATCAACCCTCAAGCTCAAGATTGCCACAAAGCCCGATGGATCGTTTGTTCCAGAAGCATACAACATGCAAAAGGAACAAGTTTCCCTCGACTCGATTGAAAAGGGTCAAAAGGCTATGGCTATTGTTGATGTGAGTTCCATTTGGTTCATTGACAACAAGTTTGGTGTGACGATCCGTCTCCAACAAACTCTGCTTGAGCAATCCACCAAGCTTCCATCATTTGCCTTCCAAGGTCTTGATTTCCCGGAAGATGGTGAGATTGATGATGATATCGAGGAAGACGAAGAAGTAGATGAAGAATAAGCGGTTTAATACCAATAAAAGCATTACAATATGGGAACTTGGTCTGGTGGTTCGATTCCACTAGTTCCCCATTTTCAATTGACACTCTTGATGAGAATCATAAAAATTCTCATGAAAAGTTAGGATGCTTTCATTCATTAACCTAAGTAATTTTGGTTTCCTCGATTTTATAAATAGAATGAGTTTTAACAAATCAAAGAGGGAACTCAGAACTCTCATAGAGTTGGGGGATGTAGACTCTTTTCAGGGGAGAGAAGATGATATTGTAGAATGCGTTGAATATGAAGTGCAACAAGAGGATGACGATCCAGAATCACATTTAATATATTGGATTGCCAAGTCTCCAAATCATGCAAATGGTCGAATTATGTTTCAGATTTTGAAGAAAATGTGTATGCGTGGATCCCCATATCACTGGTATGAAATCATGAGAGTTGTGGGATATTCAATGATGGTTGGTGCTACAATGAGTCAAAACATAAAACTTCTCGAACACGCGATGGCTCATGTAGATGAGATATATTTAGAACGATTACTTCAAGATGTTGACACCCCGGAAGTTAAAAAGTGGTACAACGAAAACTTTATAGTCACCTAAGTGGTTTTGTAGTACACTAAAACCAAAATCAAAATGGAAGTTGCTAGAGCCATTCGATACGGTAATACCGAGGCTCTTCGATATAATGAACATCAAATCTTGTATGAAATCGATAATAGACTCATTGACTGTAGCACCGAACCCGAACAATATATGACATATTGGATTGCATGTCATAAAGATAAGGACACAGCCACTGAAATGTTTGAAGTCTTCATGGAGACCTGTTCAACTGCGTTTAGACTTGATAAGTACGAAGAAATTATGGAACTCTATTCATGGGCAGCAATGCTTGGTGCCATTAGTACCCAAAACTTGGATATTCTTCACTATATCACGGGATATCAGCATAAAGAGAATATTCGCGGCGAATTGTGTGCCCAATATGGAGACGAAAAAGATTGGCCCTTGTCGCTTTTGAAATGGTATGATGAAAGTTTTTCTTAGTGTATAATAAGTATGGTTAAACTCGCAGACCTCGTCCATATTGCCAATAACGCCAAGACCGATGCCCAGAAGAATGCGGTCGGTGAAGAACTCAAAAAATTATTGAGAGGGGCTAAGGGGTGTGACCCAAAGTCTCAATTGTACGCACCTCGCTTGAATAGAATAAGTCAGATTCAAAAGGGAGGACTTTATCAAATTGGTAAAGGTGTGTACGGTGCGGTATATTATGGTTGTTTAGATGATAAATGTAATACAAAAGTTGCCATAAAATTTACCAATGAACCCAGTGCCCGAATGGAATACCGAATCGCGCAAAAGTTGAAAGGTATGGGTGTTCCCCGTATGTATCATTTCAAGACGTGTGATAATAGAGATATATTGTACTTTGAATACATCAATGGTATCTCTCTTGAACAGTGGATTGGATCTGGACAAACGATACCAGCGTATCGTCGTGTGATTTCACAAGTCATTGGAAATCTCAAGAAGATTCACGAAAGGTATCCAAAGTTTAGACACCACGATCTTCACTGGAACAACATTCTCATATTGAAGGATGATACCCCAATAATAATTGACTTCGGTTTAGCGACAATCGAGGGTGTTAGAAATCCAGAGATTGACAAGGAGTCTGCCAATATGGCTGGTATTTCTTTAAAATCACACCAAATGTACGATGCGCACTACTTCCTCAATATAATTCATAAATATTCAAAAAATAATACAGTCAAAAAGTTTGTACAAGACTTATTTCCAAAAGACTATCTTGGTGTGAATACTAAGGTTATCAAGGATATGCGTCTTCGCGTTATGAAACACGAGGGACTTCCCACGTACAATGATATATTGAACCACCCATTTCTTCAAGAAAAGAAGGCTGGCTTTCTTTCAAAGATCATACCAAAGAGACCCGCGACGGTAAAAAAGATGGAAGAACCAAAGAAGGTTGGTACATCGTCGGCAATTAGACGGGCAAGAGCTGTTCTCCAAAAAGAAGCAGAAAAGAAAGCACAACCAATTAAGAGAGCACCAATTCGCGGTAGAGATCCATCGGTCATGAATCAAGTTCGTGAAATTGAAAAGAGACTTCAACCAAAACCCAAGGGACCAAAGGTTTTCATTAACAAGAATGGTGATCTCAAGATTGATACACGTAAATGTAGACTCTACAAAAAGGATGAACTTGTGAAGTTGTTCAAGTTGGATCCACAATTAACCAAAGACCAAATGTGTAAGTTTATAAAAAATATGTGAGGGTATACTATAAAACTATGTGGCTTCTCGCTCTCCTCGTACTCGTTGATCTTTTGATCCTCAGCCAAACTGGAAAGCGACGTCTTGATGTTACGGTGAGCGCGTCAGTTTCAAATGGAGAACAGTGGACTATTTACGGAACCATGGGTTGTGGATGGACTCGTAAGCAGTTAGATTATATGAAAAAAGTTGGTAAGCCTTTCAAGTTTATTGATTGTGAAAAAGAAGGTTGTTCAGGTATGGAAGCCTTCCCAACCATGATTCACCCCAATGGAGAAAAGACAGTTGGTTACGAAGAAATTTAAAGTCCTCGGACAACATTCAAAGACAATGCAAGGATAAAAGCATCAAGCATTGTTTCAAGTGGCTTGAGCACAGTAATGTGTCGCACAAGAGAACGATTCCATGCGAATCGAAGTACGAAAGTCGCAATAAGAATATTGAGAATAAAGATGAGGAGCTCGGTGAGCATATCAGACTTCGTTTGAGACTTGGCAACTTCTTTGATCATTTTACTGATTATCAATATTTTTTTCTGGCTGAATTACAAATGAGAGAGCTACCTCTCAGTGGTTCTGAAAGAAAATTTACTAATAAGCGATGGGGTACCAGTACTGGTATAGGAAATAACAATTGTTATGCATATGCTGTCGGGGATTATGAAGCTTACAGATGGCAAAAATCTATTCCAGGTGATCGTTCAGGTCTTTCAAATCTCCCACACAATTATACCCACTGCAAGGATCTCCCTAGGCGCGTTATTTCAGATAATCCAACAAAGATTTATCAAGTTAAGGCTAATGAAAAATGTAAAAAGGGATACTACAAGGTGATGATGTTTGTATGCCCTGGAAGACCAACAAACTATATTCGTCAAGGAGATTTTCACTTTTATGTCCAACACGGCGTCGTCGAGTATCGTATCAAGCCAACTGACACACAAGCTTCCGTAGCTAAATTTTTTAAAGTTCCTTTATCTAGAATACAAAAGGCTGGTAAGTTTGCACCAAATAAGAAAATTGTATTTAAAGCCAATGTATTCAGTCACAAGCGTGGGTGGGCTACTGGACCACTTCTGACTGATGCAAAGGGAAAGGCTATTACAGATCCCCGAAAAGCTAGTAGGGATTACCCAGGTCTAAACTATGAAACGTATTGTAGTTCATTCTGCGTCAAGGATAAGGGAATCAAAGTCGGACAAACTCACCCCAAGGTCCGCCAGAAGACTGTCTAAATCTAAATCATTTTCGACGTCAAATGTTATATCAAAGAGATCCATTACATTAAAAACGGATTCACTCCCCAACGACACAGAGTTTGAACCTGCTGTGTAGTTGTTTTGTATTGTAACTACAACCTTAAATTTTGAAACATCAAATAACTTTCTACATAGGGGACAAGTATTCTTACCTTTACCTTTCCATTTCTCTAGGCAATGGGAATGAAACGTATGTCCACACCGGATTGGGGGGTTAGTCCGTGTGGACCTTACCTCGCTGAGACATATGGCACATTGTGACATTCTAGAGTACGGTTTTAAAGTTTTTATTACAATTTATCTCACCTAATAGATCTTGGACATGTCAGTGAGCTTGTCACAACTATCGCACTTATCACGTTTTTGAAGGGTACTAAGGAGTTCCGGTCCGCCTTTCTGGAGAAGTTTTCTATAGGAATAATTATCAACCGCGTTAATCTTATTTTCTTTCATAAGATAGCTATTTGTCAACTGTGCTGAAGAGTGTATGGTGAAGCATCTACCATCGGCCATTCCAAGTCGTTGAGACATTTTGTTACTATTAAATCAGAAATTAATTTGCCTGTTAGTAATTGTCTGAATCCATGAAGAAAATCCTTTATCTCTCAAATGTTTTATCATGGGTTCACATTTGTGTCCAAGAAATGTGTCGAAGACGTCCTTATCTTCAGTTGGTGATACACGAATTTCTTTGTCATCATTGATATGTTGATTTATAATATTGTATGCAAATGCAATTTCTTTGAGAGTCTCAGCACCAGTAATAATAATTTTACCAGTTGAAAATATACTTGTAGTAATTTCTTTCATGTCCTGGGCGGGTTTAAACTTGATTTTTACTGCCGAATATCTGTCTGGCTCAAAAGATACCTTGAAAATATCAGAGTGATTTTCAAAATGTCTGGCGACTCTCATCAGGTTAATATTGTAATTCAAACTAAAGTTTGAGTTAATCATAACAACTCTGAAAGAATCCACTGGCATTTGAATCTCCATACCCAAGAAATTTTCAAAAATATAAGTCAATTGAGTAATGATGCGTTTACAGTCAAAAAGATCACAACAACCAGCAACTTGAATAGAACCATTTGGAAATACTTTCACAGATTTTGTACTATAATTATCGTGATATGTAAGAGTCACTTGATTGTAAAAAGTTGTAGGTTTCAATCTCCAATTAAAAGCACTATTACCACCCGTATTAGTTCGTTTTAGCTTGAAAGATTCTAACTTTTCAAATACGGTTCGAAGTCTTTTTATGTTAATATTTTGTACAAAACTCGAAACCATTGTAATAGTTGTAATCTTTATCCACGATGGTCTCGTTTCATCTGGAAACTCCTTTCTAAAATCATCAAGAGTGAGTAGATAGGAAAAGCTATTATTAGCAATAGCCGAATACATTCTTTATCAGTCTTTTATATAGCTCACTCAGTCTTTATGTGAGTTTTAAGGTCCCATATCTGACTTAGGTATCTACTTAGAGAAAAGCCACAAGTCTAAGTCAGAATGCCCGCCTTTCTTCGGAAGGCTACCTCTACATATCACGTCGAAGATGAACTTCAATATATTCAAATTGAATATGAGAAATTTGTAGAAGGTAAAGGGTATCAACTATTTGTAGATCATCTTATCACAGAACCACTTGCCGACTGGATTGAATTTAAAGCCAAAAAACACGCCATTTCATATGTGAATTTTTTGGATACAATGGTTGATAAGACGTTCGAGGTTAGACAAAAAATGGCAGAATTGGCACTTGAGGAAGCGCTAGAATCAAGTGACAATTATGTGCGAATTGCTTATACGGCAAAGATTTTGGATTCCACATTCCAACCACCCAGAATTAATATTAAAAGTGTTTGGCAGAAAGAATTCATTAAAAAGTTTTGTTATGATACACTCCCTGATTTAATTGAAAGGACGTATAATATATCAAGACTTGAGTACTTTTTTAACGTCGTGAGTAATATACAATAATTGCAATTGTACCCACGAGGATTGAGGCACCGATGATTGACAATTCAGGATTATTAGATACACCAACCTTAACAACTTCAACAGCTCGAACTAACTTATTTTTCTCTTGTGTAAATCCTGGATCTATATTTCTACGTGGGTGAATCTCTCTAGATAAAGAACATGTAGTACCCTTTTCACATAAAGCATAGTCGCAGAATACACTCTTTTCTGGTTGAGAAAATCCAGGTTCTTCACGTAACTCTGAGAAATCAGCAAAATCACCTGTCTGTCTCACACCCCCTGGAAGCGAGAATTCGTGGGAGACAAATGGATTGATATCATTAATGGCATCTTCATCATTGAGCATAAACTCACTCATAGTTACTTTTACTTTAGATTATATTTCTTTGTCTTCATTTTTGATTTATGTTCTTCCCACATTTTATCAAGATCTACGTCTAACATATGTGCTAATTGAAAAAGATAACTGAAAACATCCCCCATTTCCATCATAACATCTGTACCTCTTTCTTTCTTCAAACCTGTTTTTTTGTAAGTCTTTTTGTATTGACGTATAGCTGATGCAAGTTCACCAAATTCTTCTGTTAACAGAAGCCATACTGTATCCACAGCAGCTCTATCCCAACCCTTCGATTTACATACTTTTTCAGTTTCAGTCTTGTAATAATTCAAGCTCATCTTATAAAGTTAACGCACCAAAACTTTAATTGATACCGATCTTGTTATTTTTACCAATCTTATTACCATAAGTACTTGTATTCTTTGGTAAATCAATTGGGGTGCTTATTGTATCAATGTCCTTTATGTAAGCCATGTATTGCGCAACACCAGTTTGGATCTGCGAAATGGCTGTATCAATGACACGTACATTCATATTTTGAACCTGTTCTTTGATGCGAGTATGATGGTCACCTGCGTTATTAATAAACACGACACGCATGATACTGTAAAGGTCGTCCTTGTTTTGGTAATCAATCGAAATACCCGACTTATTCTTAAACGCCTGACGAATTCCACGCTGAACTAAATTTTGGTTGAACTCAGAAAAGAACAGGGTGTTGAGTGGAGTCTCGCACTGCTTGAGGGAATCGAGGTGAAGATTATCACACATTTAATATAACCCCCGAAAAAAAACTCTGTAAATACTAAATGTTGAACCTCGCTGATTTTGATGAAACATTTTCAGCTAAACCTGACAATATTGAAAAAAATCCATGCCAACCCCCAGCCTGCTTTGTTGGATCTTACGCTCCAGTTACTCCAGCCGGTGAACAGGGACCATTCTTTGTAAATAGTTATCTTCTTCAGTCCAATAGAAAGATGGAAGTTGCTGGACCAGTTAAAGTTAGAAGTGCTGATCTTGAGAAGTGCCGCAAGTAAGTTAAAAATAAATCACGTTTAGTAATTAGTAAAACAAATGAGAGTCATTAAACGCTCAGGTCGTATTGAGGATATGAAGTTTGATAATGTCACCAATAGGATCAAGAATTTAACATATGGACTCTCAGAAAAGTGTGATTCTAGCTTAGTTGCTCAGAAGGTTTTTTCATCTATGCACGACGAAATTAAAACACACGAAATTGACACCCTTTCAGCTGAAATCTGTATTGGTCTCATCACTGTAGATCCGGACTATGAAATACTTGCAACCCGAATCGTTGCCAGTAATATTCAGAAGGTTTGTCCCAATAATTTTCACATTGCGATGAAAAAGTTGGCGAAGGCTGGAATTGTCACTAATGAAGTTAGTGAGATTGCTGCACAAGTCAAAGATGATATAAAAAATGATCGAGATTTTGATTTTGGGTATTTTGGTCTCAAGACCCTTGAAAAGTCCTATCTCCAACGACTTGATGGTGTATTGATGGAAACACCCCAATATATGTTTATGAGGGTCGCCATTGGTATTCATGGAAATGATATTCCATCCATTTTAGAAACGTATGACAATATGAGTCGGGGTATGTTTATTCATGCAACCCCAACACTTTTCAATGCGGGTACACCAAGACCTCAAATGTCTAGTTGCTTTCTCATTGCAAATAAGGAAGACTCTATCAATGGAATTTATGGCACTCTCACCGAGTGTGCACAAATTTCCAAATGGGCTGGTGGTATAGGCATGCATATCCATGACGTACGTTCCAATAAATCTCGTATTAGAGGAACAAATGGTCAATCTGATGGTATCATTCCCATGCTTCGTGTATTCAATTCCACAGCACGCTATGTAAATCAAGCTGGGCGCCGTAAAGGATCTATTGCAGTCTACTTGGAACCATGGCATGCGGATATTATGGATTTCTTGGAGTTGCGTCTCAACCAAGGGGATGAGGAGGCGAGATGCCGCGATCTCTTTTCTGCTCTCTGGATTCCAGACCTTTTCATGAAGCGAGTAAAGGAGGGTGGTAATTGGTCTCTTTTCTGCCCAGACAAGGCACCAGGTCTTTCAGATGTTGTTGGTGAAGATTTTGAAGCTCTCTATACAAAGTATGAAGAAGAAGGGATTGCCAATGCCACTATTCCAGCCATCGATGTGTGGAAGGCGATAATCAAGTCTCAAACTGAAACGGGTACACCATATATGCTCTACAAGGATGCATGCAATAAGAAAAGTAACCAAAAGAATTTGGGTGTTATTAAGAGTTCAAATCTTTGTACCGAAATTATTGAATATACAGACAAAGATGAAACTGCTGTATGTAATTTGGCTTCAATTGCTCTCCCCAAGTTTGTAAACAAGGAAACAAAAACATTTGATTACCGAAAATTGTATGAAATTACTAAGATTGCGACTAAAAATTTAAACAAAGTGATTGATAGAAATTTCTACCCCGTTGAGACCGCCCGCAAGTCTAATATGAGACACCGACCAATTGGTCTTGGTGTACAGGGTCTCGCAGATGTATTTATTTTATGCGGACTTCCATTTGAGTGTACAGACTCAAAAACCATTAATTCCACTATATTTGAAACCATGTATTATGCTGCTTTAGAAGCAAGTTGTGAATTGGCTGAAATTCATGGTCCTTATGAAACATTTGAGGGTTCTCCAGCTTCACAAGGCATTTTACAGTTTGATATGTGGGAGGGTGAAACAAATTTCAGTGGTATGTATGATTGGGATGCACTCAAAATTAGAATCAAGGAAAAGGGGTTGCGTAACAGTCTTTTGATGGCACCAATGCCAACTGCATCAACTGCTCAAATTTTGGGTAATAACGAATGTTTTGAACCATATACAACTAATATTTATTTGCGACGAACATTGGCAGGTGAGTTTGTGGTTGTGAACAAACACCTCGTTGAAGATCTCAAAAAGATTGGTCTTTGGTCAATGAATATGAAAAATCTCATGATTAAAGCTGGAGGTTCTATACAAAATATTGTCGATATTCCCACCGAAATTAAGAAATTATATAAAACTGTTTGGGAAATTAGCCAAAAATCTGTAATTGATATGGCTGCTGACCGCGGAAGATTTATTGATCAATCTCAATCCATGAACTTATTTATGGAAAGTCCAACTGTTTCTAAAATCTCTTCAATGCACTTTTATGGATGGGAAGCCGGTCTTAAGACGGGGATGTATTATCTTAGAAGTAAGGCGAAAGCTCGTCCAATCCAATTTACACTCGATCCAGACATTTGCGATACATGTTCAGCTTAAAGTTTTGATATTATGTTAGTTTAGTATAATGTCTAAAATCACCGACGCTATTGAAAATTTGGAAATTGCCGAGTTTAACAACCGAAAGATTGTACTGTCCACTAAGGAAGGGACGCCGATGCGAATCCAATTTCCACGGTTATACATGCCTTTCGGTGTCTCGGGTTTCACGCCAGAAGTCGGACCAACTAAATACAATATTGATTTGGCTCTCAAGGGTCATGATGAAGAGGGGAGTTATATTAAAAAGTTCTATGAATCTTTGAGACAAATTGAAAGTAAAATCACTGATGCTGTTGTTGAACAAAGTGAAAAGATATTTGAAAAGAAGATGACGAGGGATGAAATCCTGTCAATGTTCAATTCAAATATCAAGGAAAGTCCCGATCGCGAACCCAAATTTCGTGTAAAGGTTGATATTGATCACAATAGTATGATCAAAGCGGCTGTATACGACGCAGATAAAAATCCAATCAAGACGGAGGTTTCAAATGGTCTCTATGCAAGAAATAGTGGTCACGCTATCGTTGAACTCAATAGCGTGTATTTCTTGAACAGAAAGTTCGGTTGTACTTGGAAACTTCATCAGTTGGTTGTATATGAACCACAAAACCTCAAGGGATTTCAATTCCAAATCTAAGTATTTTTATTTTTATTCAATAAAAGAAGGTGATATATGATTTGTGCCTCCTTAAGCAATTTTCCCTGAATCTTGGTAAATTGCTTAGGGTCCAAACCTAACTTGATCTTAGCCAACTTAACAGACTCATTCCATTTAGCGAGAGTCATTCTTGTTATATACTCACAAATTTTTACGCCATCTTCTTCATCTTCTTCTTGTAAGCGGCAGTGCCTTCCTTGGGCTGGAGCGCAAATTTACCAGCCTTTGGCTTGAAGACCTTGGTCAAGTGCTTCTTACCCTCCTTCTTCATACGGTCAAGGGCGGCTTGGTGGGCAGCGACTGACTTGATTTGACCATCCTTGGCATCCAACATGAGATCCTTGGCACGGAGACCTCCCGAGGTCTTCTCTGCACTCCCGTGGAAAACTTCAGCGCGACTTCCGATTAACTTTGACATCTTTTTATACCTTATGCGCGGAATATTTTCCTGATGTCCAAAATCGAAATCTTGTCTGACGTTCTCTTGACTGGTATTTGTCGTTCAATTCTCTCATCATTGAGAACTTTTGAACACACGATAGATTTGTGACCCTGGAGGGCAAGAATCTCCTCCTCTACCGAGATGAATGTATCCGACTCTTTGTAGATTAACTTTTTCACATATACTGGTTTAGTTTGTCCCGTTCGATGCGCTCTACCAATGGCTTGGAGTTCGGTTGAGGGGTTCCACGATGGACCTGTGATATACACACGAGTCGCTTCTTGAAGGTTAAGACCTTGTCCTCCAGACTTGATTTGAATGATGAAGACCGCACCCGGTGGTGCTTTTTTGAACGCAGTGACTTGATTGTCTCTCTCATCCTTGGGAACCGATCCATCAATTCTAAATATCGGACACTCCATATTTTCTTGAATATAGTCCATTTCACCTCGGAACTGACAGAAGATGAGCGTCTTTTCATCTGGATGCGCCTTAATCATATTGAAAAGGGTCTCCATCTTGTTGGATCTGCCAATCCACTGCTCAGGTTGCGTCTGATTCTGTTTCGCAATCCCATCCAAGTACATTTGTGGCCAGATCATCACCTGTCGAGCTCTAAGGAGACATTCCAAAATCAACATATTCTTTGCATTGTTACTCACTGCATGCTTGAATGCGTCTTTAATTGTATCTTGGGCATCCTTAAACACAAACTCATAGAGTTGTCTCTCGTCGGGGAACATCTCAAGTTCAACATTCTCAAAGTGACACGGTGGAAGTTCCAATCGTGTATTGATCTTTGCCAAGTCATCCTTGGTTCGCCGAAGGATATATATATCTTTAATTTTGTTGGTCATGCCTTGGACGAGGGACTTCTCAATACCAAGGAACGCACAGAGAGATACAAAGTCGTTCATAGAGTTGAACACAGGGGTGCCAGTGACAATCCACTTAATATCAGTCTTGAGACGACACACACTCTTGAAGAGTCTTGACGACTTGTTCCGAATTTCGTGAGCTTCATCCAAAATGATGCGATCCCACGTATGTGTGTGGATTGGTGTATCTTCAGGAGTTGAGAGAAGCGAGTAGGGCATTATAACGATGTCCGCCTCTTTGAGGCGTCGCTTTGGTCCATCAAAGAGGTGGACAGAAAGTTGTGGAGCAAACTTCTTGATTTCATTCGCCCATTGTGTGATAATAGATTTGGGTACGACGATGAGAGTACTCTTTTTGGGGTTTCCAAGCATCGTAGCAATCAATTGCGCACTTTTTCCCAATCCCATTTCATCACAGAGGAAACCTCCCTTCGGTCCAGATGTTTGGTTCTCCATTGTAAGCATCCAAAGGACACCTTCGCGTTGGTAGGGGGCGAATAGCCTACCATTGAAATTGTCCTTTGCACGGTTATAGTGTTCCTCAATAGTCATGTTTTGGTTTGATTTTTACATAGGAGTGGTACACTTAGGTGAAAACCCGTCAATCATCAACATACATATCCTCATCGGAAAGTTGTTGAATCTCACAAGTGGGAGGTGGCACTTCTTTCTTTTTGCGGGTCTTCTTCACTTTTGGCTTAGGAAGTTCATCCAAGTGTTCTCTGTAATATATAACCTTATCCCAGAACTCTTTCATGACTGGGAGGTAGGTCTTGAACCATTCGCGATCGCGAGGAACAATGGTAACGTCAAATACAGCTTCATTTGGCCATGAAATTTCGATAGGTTGGTATTGAACAAAAAAACATGATTCCAAGTCCATAATCTCCATACACAATTGTAGCTGCGGCATGTAATGTTCAGGTACTTGACCTGGTATAATCTTACGCATCATAGGGCACTTAATTTCAACTAAACAGTTTGTATCTGTAAGTCCATCGGGTGATCCACCCAACCATGGGTATTCTGGATGTGGAATTAACCCCAATTCATGCACCTTTTCTCCATATTGCTCTTCAAACATTTCTATAGCGACTGGCTCCATTTTAGTACCCCATTCAGTCGCCGCATTCCCTGTGAATTTCTCACCGAGTCCACATTTTTTGAGTAGAAGGTCCTCAGGGGTTTGATATTTATTCTTCCCGATTGCTGTAGCAGCATCTGAGGCTGTCAGCATGTTGCCACGAAGTTTCAGCCACGCCTCTGAACGCTGTTCATCGTACTCCCTTTCAAGTAACCGTTTGACGTTGGGATGCATATTAATGTATTATAGTTGGTAGTTTTTAAGTTGTTCAAAGAATGCGCGAGCAGCCAATTGTTCGGCTTGCTTTTTACTCTTAGCTTGCCCCCTACCCCCAAATTGATTATTGATGTAGGCATCAATGTAGAAAATACCTTCATGATGACCTACAACGCGATATTCTGGGAGAGGAATATTCATAATTTGGCAATACTTCATGAGGTGATCCTTAAAATTATCATCAATCATGATGGCGTTGAGATCAATAAACTTGGGATCATTATAGATTCTAAGAACAAACTCCTTTGCGTGAAGGAGACCTAAATCCATGTAGATTGCCCCAACGAGAGCCTCAAACACATCTTCAAGGATCTTTGGATTGTTATTCCATCCGTTTCGCTGTCCCTTCTCATCCATGAGAACCATATTATTGAGACCCATCTTGAGAGCGATG